TGGTGATCGAGTAGGGATTCCACATCCAGTGGTTCGCTGCGGCGATGTTGACCGCAGGGACTTCGTATCGGCGGATCGCCTTGAAGACGTTGAGTCCACCGAGGATGTTGGTCTCGATGGCGGGGAGGGGATCGTCTACCGTCTCCTGGGTTCCCAGGACACCGGCGAGGTGCATAACAGCATCTGAGGTACTCACCGCGAGGTCGATAGCCGATGCATCTCTGATATCTCCCAGGATGTCGCACTCACGGGTGACGCCGAAGGTGATCGGTTCATGTCCGTGTTCCTGGAGTGCCTCACAGGTGTACTTGCCGATGAATCCTGTCCCGCCCGTGACCAGGACTCGCACTATCGGGTCTCCTTCGCTGGGGATTCCTTTTCAGCACGCTTGGCTGGCGCAGCCGGCTTCCAGCCCTTCCATTTCAGTTGAGCCCTCACACCCTGCGCGTTTACCTCGTCCCCCATCGCTTCATACGCTGCGAGTTCCCGTAGCAGCGCCTCGATGATCGTTTCGTCGTCTGGCATGTCTCTCCTTCCTGGGGTTGGGGGGGCCGAAGCCCCCCCCGTCGTATTTCCCCAGTTCCTATCCGACCTAGAAGGTCGGAGTCTTGAGGCCAGTACCACCGATGATCGACGTGCCCTTGACGTACCGAGCGAACGTGAACGCGAAGTAGCCATAGGCGTAGATCTTCACGTTCAGGTTGTCCGACAGGGACGACATGTCAACGGTAACCGTGGGGGCCCCAACCTCGAACAGAAGCTGGTCTTCCCTGCGGGTCACGATGATCGTGTCCTGGTCGGTCGAAACACCAAGGTTCACCGGGATGTTCGCATCGACCACGACGGGGAGACCCTGGATCAATCCAACCAGGCCCGCCGGGACCGTTGCATCACCAATCGACATCGCGTTCCAGGCACTCTGGGCCGCGGGTGCATCGGGAACAACCAACGGCCGCCCTGCCGTGTCAACGGCACCGATCAGGGAACCCCAGCGACGGGGAGCCATCACGATGAGGCTTGGAGCCGCGAAGCGGTTGGTCCAGATCTGCTGCACAGCATCTGCGATCTTCGGATAGAGGGTCGCAGCCGTCGGTGTCGCCTGTGTGTAGGTGACGGCGTTGGTGCCCGACAGGACCGTGATGCCGTTGGTGGCCTGTGTGAGCAACTGTGTGTCCAGCTGCTTCGCATAGTCCGCCGCGAGGTCCTGGCCGATGACGGTATCCGTAGCGGGGTCAGAACGCTCCAGCAACTGCCTGGACACGATCTGCTTACCGGCAACGGTGTTCACCGTGAACGCCAGGTAGTCGGTGACTGCCGAACCATCCTGGATCGTCGTTGTTTCAGTAGCCTGCACCGCCGTCACCGTACCCGTGGTAACTCGAGGCACGTTGAACGTCATACCCGTCTCGGGGAGAGCCCGCGGCCCGAGCGCATCGGCGAAGGGCCGAGACGACCGAGCAAACTGTGCGAGCTCATCGAGGAGGTACTGCGGCGGAACGAGGCCGGGACCACCAGTACCGGTGGTGATCGCACCGCGCTTCTCAGATGCGACTTCCCGAGCGTGTCGGGCAAGCCGCGTCTCGGCGGCGATATCACCCATATGCTTGCGGAAGAGGTCACCGAAGAAACTCCTGGCGGTTCCATCGGCCTCTCGAACGCCCTTAGCGTACGTACGGGGCTCTTCCCCAACCTTGACCTCGGCACGCGGAACATCGTTAAGCGCCTTGTTCATGCGCTCAATCCTGGCGATATCGCCAGCCAGTTTCGCTACCTCAGCCTCTTTCTCTGAAAACTTGGATTCCAGATCGTCCCGCGTTTCCTTGTTCGAGTCCGGCCCGAGGCCCTGGAGGGCCGCATTATGCCGTTCGAACGCAAGCTGGGCGTCAGCGAGATCGGCCTGGAGCTCCTCAAGCGTCTTGATTCCGCTCATGGAGTTTCCCTAGCCTTTCTTCTACCTTGGTGAGGGAGGCGCGATATGCAGCGGTCTTCTTCTCCATAGCCGCGTGCCACATAGCGAACTCCTCGTCATCTTCTACGGAGCGTGGCTCCGCTTCGTCTCCCTGGCCCTCTTGCGGAGCGACCAGCGCGGCCTTCACTGCCCCGGGTGAGCCAGGTATCCCATCCCAATCGGAATACCCGTCACCCTCTGGCAGTGGACGACCTGTGACCTTGGCTAGCGAACGAACCGCAGCCAAGCTCGTTTGGGGATAGGCACCCTGCGCCGTGACGGTCACGTCGTAGAGCCCCCCGATGTTCCTGATAGTTCGCATCACGTTGCCATCGTCGTCTGCGGCGAACTCATCCCCGCCTTCGGCCACGTTGAATGCGAACGATCCTTGGTTGATATCGCCCCGCTCTAAGGCAGTGCGAAGGTCTTTGGCCCATGTGTAGTTGCCTACTTGGGCGTCGATGAGCAGCCCGGTATCGTCGGAGGACAGGGTGAGCGTGTTGTTCTTCGTCCTAGCTGCTACATAGCGCGTATCGTGGTCCCAGGTGAGATGGACATCCGGATTGGTGGCGAGCACCTCATCGAATGCCCCTGGGGCAATCTGCTCGCGGAAGCCGCCTAGGTCGTGCGAGGTCTGGTCATAGACGGCTGCATAACCTCGAAGGATAAAGGCGTTTGTAGACTTGCCCGTCGCCCGAATCTCCATATCACTGAGACCGACGAGGCGGATTTCGCGGTCTTGGTCACTCATTCGTATCTCCCTGTGACGTGACGAGGTTCGGTGCCCCGCCAACCGGTGTCTGCTGTAGCTCATCGCCACCCTCCTTGGGGGGCATGTTCTCTAGTTCTCGGGCCTCATTGGCCGTCATGACTCCAGCCTGGATCAAGTCAACGTAAGTAGCGGCACGTGCCTGGAGGGACGGCCTTAGTACGGCTGCGGTCAGGAACTCGGGGAACAGATTGCCTCCCGATGGAAATAGGTCGGGGTCGTTCCTGAGTGCCATCTCTATCCGCCGGATCCGCGGTCCTAGATCGGCCTGCAAGAATCTGTCGAAGTCCTGGTCCGGACTCGAGATCTGGCCGGAGTTGCCGGGGACGATCCCCAACATCCCGGGGGTTACCCGGAAGATGCGGGCGATCTCCTCAGCGGAGAAGCGTTGGGTTTCGATGTATTGCGCATCACGCTGCGACAGACCGGTAGAAACCCAAGTAGCGCCATTCCCGAGTACCCCGGGCCTGTGGGAGTTTGTCAATCCCCCGTGGCGCTGCTCCCATTCGGCTGCGAATCGGTCAAGGTCTTCCTGGTTCGCCGGAACTTCTTTGGGGAGCGTGATGAAGCCCGGGATGCTCGTACCGTTCGAGTAGAACCGTGATGAGTAGTCCCTAGCAGCGAGGGCAGCTCCGATGGTTTCCCGATAAAGTGTGATCAGTGAGACGCCTAGATCGGCCCCGGGAGTGATCGCCCAACCCCGGATATGCAGGATCTGGCTCGCTGACACCCGCTCAGGCTGGCCCCGGCGGCGAAGTTCGTAGTATTTCCGTCCCTGGTCGTCACGCTTGAGGAACACGTCTGCCGGGTTGATCACGAACAGCTGGAGGTCGCCTTCATCCTGAACCGGTCGTCGGGCAAAGGCTTTCCAGATGTAGGCGTTCCCGTCGGTCTCTATCGAGGTGGCAACGTCCTGCCAGAAGGTATAGGCCGATTGATCCTCGTTCGGGGTCTCATTCAGGCGGAACCACTGCCATGCGCTCCGCGCTTCGACCACTTCCGGCTTTTCGCCACGGTAGACCTTGAGCGGCATCATGCCGATGGTCTCCGTTACCAGCTTGAGCGCCGCACCGGCGGTGGATAGCCCAACCGTGTTCGAGGTGTCTACATAGGGGCCGGCGGTGCTCCAATAGGGCGTCCGCTGGGGGATCTCCCACCCCGAGAGCCAATCGCGCTGCTCGATCTCCTTCTTCTTGCGCCTAAAAAGCCCCATCAGAGCGCCCAGGTGAAGGCAGGGGCCGTCTGGGCGCTAGCCTGGTGAACAGCGAGCACCATGGCGATGAGAGCTCTTGTCTGTTCGGTCGCCACTAGGCGCCACCCCTGTTCGGTCTCTTTGGTCTGGCCGGCGAGAACCTCTTTACGCAGGGCCGGATCACCGTCATGGACGATCAATCCGCCCGAAACAAGCCTCCAGAACGTAGTGGTGGCCTCTGCAAGGCGGATCGGACTCTGTGAAGCCTCCTGCATCGGGATCCCGGCCCGTTGGAGGATCTCCGCCGACCGCATGAAGTTCTTTGGGTCGTACTGCACGGCCTTGAGGTTGTAACGCTCCCCTAACTGACGAATCGACCACTCAAGGCCCTCATACGAGATGCGGCCGTGTTCCGGGGCATCAATGATTTGGGCTCCCACGGCGATGCGATCATCATCTCGAGGTGACGCTATCCCGATACCCGCGCCAGCCCCTACCCGGATGCACGCATAGATCGAGTCACCCTCTACGAGGCTCCCGACATCAACGCGCAGGCCATCCCACATCTCCTTGGGCATCCAGGGTGTTTCGGCGTACGTCCACTGTCCCGCGCCGAATCGCTCCCATTGGCCCGGTACTCGCGACGGTGAATCACGCCGTTGACGCAATTTTTCGACCGTTTGCCATGGTGAGGGGTTCGCTTGCTTCACCAGTTTGAGGTCTTCGGAGTCTTCGTCCTCCTCCAGCCCCCACTCAACTAAGACGAAATCCTCGCTCTCATAGACGCGGCGCTTGCCCTTCACCGACGCCCGAAGGCCAAATGCCTTCTTCCTAAGCTCACCTAGGGGCGAGTCCTGCATCGTCCCTGGGGTCGAAATCGTGATGATCTGCCCATTCCGAGGGCCCAAACCGTCCCGAAACACCCCATAAAGACCCATATCGGGGTGCCGGTGGAGCTCGTCTACGAGGGCGAGCGTCGGGATAACACCGTCGGCAGTATCCGCATCGGCGGCGAGGACGATGATCCGACCAAGCTCGAAACGGATCTCCCAGGAGCCGCCCCGGAGCTCGAAAACCCCCTCATAACGGGTCTTTTCGTGCCGATCCTGACCCTCAACGGGCCGACGATGGAGCATAGAGCGCCGAACCATCAGATCGGCCTGCCGACGCATGATGTTCGCCTGCTTCACACTCGAGGCCCCGATAACAACCTCGGCTGAGGCGATCATGAGCAGGTGGTAGAGCGCCAGGGCCGCTAGGAGGGTCGTTTTGCCGTTCTTTTTGGGCAGGATGATGACTAATTCGAGAATCCCGGCGAAGTAGAACCCCAGGACGAAGGTTTCCCAGGGGCTCACTTTGAACCTAGAACCGTCTTCCAGCGTCAGCAATCCACAGAACTTGCGGAACCCCCGAATCCCATACGGCAACCTGCGGACTTCCTCGATCTCCGGAGGGTAGGGGGGGATCTTTTTCCCGTCGCCTGCTGGG